CTATTGCATTATATTTTATGACGAGGTATAATGTGAGTATAGTAATTAATTATTATTTTTGAAGGGAGACAAAAATGAAAAAATTATTTTGCGAAGTTTGCGAAGAGGTAATGAATGCGGTTTTTGATTACGACTCAGACGTTTTAAACCCAAAGACAGTTGAAGTACATCAATGTACAAACAAAACTTGTAAACAAAACAGGATTTTAAAACACTACTGGATAAACAAAAATAGGGCAGTTTTGTTAGGAACTACAACAAGCGCAGAACCAAAGTTTTAAATAAACCGGGAGGAGCTCCCGGTTTATAATAAAGGGAGGGAGGATTTAAGATGGAGAAGGTTAAACCTTTAGACCATAATAAAAGGGTATTTGATATGATAGGGCTATTAAGGAAAAACGGAAGGATGAAGGCCCATGAACTAGCAACGGCCATGGGTTTTAAAAACACCCGGTCAATTAACAAGTATAAAAATCAGATTGAAAAGATGGGCCTCAATATAAAAACCTTCGGCGGTTTTTATGGAGGATATGAGTTAGTACAACCAAATAAGTTAACAGAATATGAATTAAAATTAGTTGAGTCTTATTTGCCCGCTAATATAACAGACAAGATTAAAAATTTAAACGATGGTATTTTGCTTTAAGATAATAGGCCTTAAGGCGTTTAAATTTTAGATAGTAACTTTATAGCATTATTGGATTATAAAGCCCGGAAGGATAAACCTGGGCGATATTTTGGATATTATGAATGGTTTTTGAAAGGGGAATAACAAATGGATGATAAAAAAAAGAAAGAAAGCAAGAAGGAAATTATAGTTAGTCATAGGCACAGATTTAATTTATTTAGTATTGTATTTTTAGTATTGTTAGTTGCAAAGATTTTTAACATTGCAGATATATCTTGGTTCTGGGTTTTCTCGCCATTGATAGCACTGATGGGATTAATAGCGATTTTGTTTGTATTTGCGTTCATAGTTGCGGTGTTAAAAGATATTTTCAAGTAATAAAAATAAGAGGTAATTACACCGGATGGTGTTTTATCTCGTTCTGGGAGATGATTGGTATGGAATTAATTAAAATTAAAATTAAAGACCTTAAGTTCGCAGATTATAATCCGCGAAAGAAATTAAAACCAAAGGATGAAGAATACAAAAAAATAAAAGCCAGTATTGAAAATTTTGGTTATGTTGACCCGATAATAATTAACAAAGATAACACAATTGTGGGAGGCCATCAGCGAGCCTTAGTTCTGTAGGATATCGGTAAAAAAACAATAGATGTTATTAGGATTGATATATCCAAGGAAAAAGAAAAGGCTCTTAATATTGCCTTAAATAAAATATCTGGAGAGTGGGATTTTACAAAACTAACAAGCCTGCTGAAGGAGATTAAAATAAACAACGAAGATGATTTCCTTTTGACTGGATTTGACATGGCTCAATTTGATTCCTTATTAAAAGAGTATGATAAGGATTTAGAAGGCGGCGGTGGCGGTGGCGCAGAAGGTGACGGCTTTGACGCTGGAAAAGCAAAGGAAGAGCTGGGAAAACCAATATCAAAGCCTGGCGATTTATATCAACTTGGAAAACATTTTTTGTTGTGTGGAGATAGTACAAAAGCCGAGGATGTTGCTAAATTGCTTCAAGGAGTAGAGCCAGTGTTAATGGTTACAGACCCGCCATATGGCGTTTCTTATGACCCAGCTTGGAGGGAGGGTGTCTATTTAGGAGTTGGAGAACGATCAAAGGGAAAAGTAAAAAACGATGACATAATAGATTGGTCTCTGGCATATACGTTATTTCCCGGGGATATTGCTTATGTTTGGCATGCTGGAATATATGGACATATTGTTGCTAAAAATTTAATAGATTGTGGATATCAAATAAAGGCCCAAATAATATGGGCTAAACAGCACTTCGCGTTATCTAGAGGCAACTTCAACTGGCAACATGAGCCATGTTTATATGTTGTAAAGAATAAAAAGAAACATAACTGGCAGGGAGTTAACAATGCTTCTACTATCTGGAATATAAAAAATAACAATTCCTTTGGAAATTCAGACAAAGAACAAACATATGGACACGGAACTCAAAAGCCCATTGAATGTATGTTAAGGCCTATAAATTATAATTCATGTCCGGGCCAGGCAGTTTATGACCCGTTTTTAGGTTCGGGAACATCTTTAATTGCATCGGAGCAGTCGGGCCGGATTTGTTATGGGATGGAGATTGATCCCATCTATTGCGATGTAATACTACAAAGATATATTGATTTTGTAAACGCCGATAGTTTATTCTTAATTGAAAATAATAAAAAAGTTAATCTAAGGGATATCCCTAAATATAAAAAAATAGTTGGTGATGGAAATGCCAAAAAGTAAATATGAAACGCACATTGAGCCAAATTTAAAATTAATAGTAAGTTGGAGAGAAAGCGGTCTTACTTATGAACAAATCGCTGAAAAATTAAAAGTGGCTCATAGTACTTTGAAAAAACATGAAAGCGAGCAGGTGGCCCTATCGGATGCACTTCATACCTCAAAAGTAAAGTTAATAGCTAACTTAAAGAGAAGTCTATGGAAAGAGGCCATGGGCTATGAGTACACCGAGGTTCAAGAGTCTGCCGAAATTTTGACAGACAAGGATGGAAAACCAAACGATAAACCTAAAAAGTTACGAAGAACGAAAATAACTAAGTTTTGCCGTGGAGTTCCTAATCTGTTAATTTTTGCTCTTTGTAATTTATGTCCTGAAGAATTTAAAAGGATTGATAAAGAGGTTATGAAAGAGATTGAAGATAGAATAGCCGAAGACCGGAAGCAGGCGCAAAGCTACACAGATGAAGCCATCCGCAGGGCCTATAATAGTTTATATGAAGATGTAGATAAGAAAATTAAAAAGGAAAAGGCGGCAGCCGATGATAGTTCAAGTTGAGAAGGCTTTAAACGTAAAAGATGTGGGGTATTCGTTCGAAAAAATAGCACCAAAAACAAAAGACCATCTCGCGGTTTATTGTGCTCTTGTTTTGAATAATAGGTTTCCACATCCAGCTTATTGCCCTGACCATGATTCCCCTTTGGATGCAATTTGGGGAGCCTATGCGGAGATTGATGACCTTAGTATTTGGTATGCCATGAGAGGTTCGGGTAAAACATATGACCTCTCTATTTTGGCCTGGTTGGAAAGCGTTTTTAAACCACGGTGTGGAACGACAGTTCTAGGTGGCTCTCTTGAACAAAGTACAAAGGCTGTGGGATATTTGGATTATCTTTGGAGGATGCCGGGTGTTCCGGATGAGATGTTAATAAACGGAAGCGTGGCTGGCCGTGGATTTAGACTTAACAATGGTTCATGGGTTCAAGCTTTGGCGGCATCTCCTAAATCTGTCAGAGGCCCGCATCCTCAAAAGTTAAGACTCGATGAACTGGACGAAATGGACAGGATTATTTACGATGCGGCTCTGGGCCAGCCGAAGTCAAATCATGGAATAAAAGACAATGTCGTTATATCTTCGACGCTTCATAAAGCCTTTGGATTAATGACAGAAGTTATAGACGAGCGGGAAAAAATTGGAGCTCGCCTTTATAAATGGTGTGTTGAAGAGGTTCGGGAGCCGCGGGGATTTTGGACAAACGAGGAAATTGGGAGAAGGGAAAGACAGTTAACAAAAGCCATGTGGGATTCGGAGTATTTATTAAAAAGACCAATGGTTGGAGACACTGTCTTTGATTTTGAATCTGTTGATAGAGCATATAGAAGGGGATTTAATATTCGATTAGAAAAATATCCAGCCGAAGGATGTATTGACTGGGGTTATACCTGCACAGTCTTACATATTGTCCAGGATTTTAAAGAATATATAAACGTCCCTGAGTCTTATTCATGGGAATATACCGAATTAACAGAAAGATGTAAATTTATTGTTGATATTTGTATTGAAAAAAATATAAGGGTTATATATTGTGACTCAAATCCAAAGGATAGCCACATGACCTTAAGAAAGATAATAAAAAAGAAAAGGGCTCCAGTTACTGTTATCCCCATAGCTTTTAATGTATGGAAAGACATAGCAATTAATGTTATAAGGTTTTATCTTGAAAGGGATTTATTGAATATAAGAGACAAAGTATTCCAAGACAAGATGAAGAAATACCATTACAAAAATGTTGATTTAGAATTAATTGATAAGGTTGATGACCATTATCCCGATGCTTTAATTGCTTGGGGAGCATCTAGGTGGAGAATCCTTGGAGACATAACTCCACCAAAGAATGCCGAAGAGATAAACGGTTAAGGGAAACATCAAGAGTTTATCCTTAATTGATTATTATCTTTTTTGTGTTATAATTAACTAAGTTGTTTTTTTGATATATTCATGATTTATTTTGTTGATTGTTTACTTGGGGAAGTGGCGCGTGAGACCATACACGCGCCACTCCTTTGTTATAAATGGTTTACGTATATAATAAAAAAAACCTTGACGGATAAAAAGTATTTTGTTATAATCGTTCTTGCATGGTAGTTTTTCTAAGTTTTAGTTTTAGAACCTTCAACAAATTTGTTACGCCGCACTTTTGAAATGCATTCCGGCCATTTCAAAAGTGCGGTGGGTAACTGCATAAAGACCTATAAATATTCGAGCCGGAAATCTAGGATATTTATAGGTCTTTTTAATATATAAAAAGGAGATTGATTATGAACAATTTTGAATTTGAACACAATGGAAAGAAACTGTGGTATTCTAGGGCCGTGGCGGTTGTTGGAATGATAATGGCTCATGATGATAATTGGCATTGGTATGTTTTAGCAAATAAAAGGGGTAAAAATACTCCTGACTTCCAGGGATATTGGAGTCTTCCCTGCGGCTATTTGGATTTTAACGAGTCCTGTGAAGAGGCTATGTGCAGGGAAACTTTTGAGGAGACAGGACTTAGAATTAAAGAGGAGGAGCTTTCTTTAATTGGTGTCGACAGCATTCCAGATGGTCGTCAAAATGTAACAATAAGATACATTTGCTCGTTGGTGGACAATGTCAAAGATTTAACGCTAACTATTGAAAATGCAGATTTTGGCGAAGTTGATGAAGTTAAATGGATACCATTGGATAATTTTAAAGAATATAAATGGGCCTTTAACCATATAGCTCTTATTAGTAAACATTGTCGACCACCAAAGTCTAACATTAATAAATAATAAAAATTTAAAGAAAGGGGATTAAGATAATGGCTGATGAA